CTGCTACTGCGTAGTTAGTATCTGACTTCAAATATTGTGGACTCATTTTAACTGCTGGTCTTGTCACCATTAGGCCGTTAGGAGTTATATCCAATTCGACTACAGTGTCATGCTCTACCATGAGTGGGGGATTAAGATCCTTGCCAGCAGCAATTAGGATCTGTCTACGCAGTTCATTGATCCCCATTGCGTCTGCTCTTGCTAGGTGTCCCCTCCCCCTGCCATACTCTTCACCGTCTACTGTCATCCACCTTGCAACGATATAAGGGCAGGTATCATACCCTCCCTCTCGAATGATCATTGCATTTGAAGAACCACTACTACCAACAATGCCAGAAGCGTTACTCACTCCTGACATATAGATACTTGTAAATTTCCTGTTGTCAGATGATATGACTCCATTGGGAATGAAGTTTTCATTTTCAAAGCAATAGTGCAGGAATGAAACCTCTCCCATCATATCACCCGATGCCAACTTCTGTTCAACATCCTGACCAGCAGCACCCTGGAAAAACCGGAAGGCATCTATGGCAGTCATTGTGATTTGACGAACCAGGAAGTCTGGCCTACCAGTGTTACCTACCTGCCACCACATATCTGCAATGGGGATAGATTCAAAGATTAAACCACCAAAGGTTTCATTCTTAGTACCTAGTTGTGGAGTGAGTTCCCTTACATGGATCGTTGCATTTCCAAGGACTGAAAAGTCTCTGAGGAATCCAGAACTCTCCTTATAGAAGTTGCTGTCTGCTAACGCTCCAAGGATTCGTTCACTTACGAAATCTAATACCTGTCTAACTTCTAGTATGTCTGCGAATGGAGGCTTTGCTCTAAGTCTTACCCAGTCGTTTCCAGAGGGTATGATTGCACCCTTGATGAAGTTGACAAAGGAATCGGCTGCATTCATGGCAGTCGTATCAAAGACTCCACGAACCCTTCTAGATCCAGCAGTGCTTTTCGTTGTGATGTCACCACGGAATGGCATCATAAGATCTGAAATATCCTGCCACGCTCGTTCGTAAGGAACTCTTCTACGCTTCAGGTATTCAAATCTTTTAACTAATTCTTGTGTCTCTGGTAGGTGTGGCATTACTGAAGATCCAAACTAAACCACTTTTTGTTATATGCCTTACGCTCGGTCTTAATCTGGGCATCTGTCTTTCGACCCTGACCTGCAAAAGACGCTAAGTATTTTGTGTTGAAGTCCCGTTGCCTATCCTGAATTTGCGATGTCCGAGATGTGGTGTTTGATAGCCAAACTTTGTTCTTATCTTCTGGATCGTTTTTCACATCTGGGGGGGCATATATCTGCCTGAAAAGGGGCAGGAAGTCTGCCACATTCAAAGGTCTGATTGAGGGATCTATCCGATTTCCATATACGACTCTGGGCTTTTTGTTTCTATCAACCAAACCCTTCTTGTCTTTTCCTTCTACATATCTATCCCAGTTTTTCTGTACGGTAGCCGCTGCCCAACCTGCTTGTTGTCTGTACATAGTATTTAACCGAGGATCTTCTGAACCCTTCTCCGTATACTTTATCTCCAAAGCACCTACATCTAGGACTCCGTATTGCCGACCCCTTCTTCCACCTTCTGCATTTCTTACACCCGCCAAGATCGGAGCAAGGTCTCTTCTAAGGTCCGGTCTAATGTTATCCTCGACAGCGTGGACGAAAGCATAGGCTGCTGCATTGCCGTCCCTTTTCCGTATATACTCAATCGACTCATGGTAGGATCTTCGACCACCAGGAATTCGGAAAGCCCTGTCTCTTTTAATATCAGGAAGATCTTTCATCTAAAACTTACTCCTAAAAATCTTTAAAGAAGTCCAGAATAGGAAGTTTCTTTGGCAACTTCTTTTCCGATCCTTCGGCTCTCGCAAACCTTAACATCATTACAGCCTTGTGAACAGCATCTATTATGTGATCATCCTGTCTCTTTGCAACCTTACCGTTGTCATGCTTATAACGCCGCTTCTCCTTTAGGAATCCCTGACAAGTCATGAAAACTCTGAACCTGCCAGTGAACATTCTGTCACAGATGTCCTCGATCACTTGCATTACCGCAAAGGTCTTCTTACCCTCCGGGTTCACAAAATGAGAGAACTCCTTCAACATATTGATTCCTAAATCACGGTAACGCTCTGCTACTGTAGATCCATCAGTAAATCCCCTGCCAGCATCGTGAGGCCATGCACATGGGATAACACCACCACCCATACATAATACTCTATGAGCATAATGGTAAGACTCCTGGTTCTCTTCCTTGTACTCTCCGGTTAGGTATAGAACATCATTGTCTTCGTCATAGGCTAGTTTTGCAGCAGCGAAGTTCCCAACGCTGTGGGGGAAGTCAAGACCTATTATCATTTTCCAGTGGTCTGGTACTGCGAAATCATCAACATAGAGAAGTTCATCTGGGACTGTGTAGATCAATCCTGCACCACGGACTGGCCTACCATGTAGTCTGGCCTCTGCCAATGGGTGGTTCTCATACTTGTCCATTAGCCTTTCACGGTCCTCTACTGCCATGTGAAGGGCATCCTCAATGTCGTAGTTCAATAAGAATCTAGCCTCTATATCCTTGGTCTCCTCAAACATTAAATACAGTTGGGTCTCTCCCTGGAGGGGAGTCATTGAGATGTCCATATAGCCATTTGTGGCATTCAGTCTGGCACTGAACTCGTCGTATACCGGGAAGGGTGGCTCTTCGTCAATGCCTATCCAGTCCAGTGTGTACCCCTGTAGACGCTGCCAACCAGTGGAATAAGAGAATACATAACACTTTGAATAACCATCAAAGAGACCGTCCTTGTCGTGGTGCCTTACCCTGAAGAAGTCTATCTGGTTCGTAATGCCACCTGATAGCCTCTTGATATCTTCCGCTGGCTCAAAGGTATGGGAGGGCAGATAGCCAGATCCTCGATCCGTCAGTTCGCCCAGGAGACGCTCACAGAGCAAGTCCCTCGTAGACTGGGCAGTCTCACCACCTATGGCAGCATTGATCGGATGATCAAACCTTACACCCACATAGTCTGGTGGATATAGGCCAGTCAAATGGTACGCTGCCTTGATACATAATGCCGTAGACTTGCCAGCCTGATTCAATCCAGAAAACAAAGTCTCATGAGAATGGGCATTGATGAAATCCCATTGACGCTTGTTCGGGGCTATCCTTCCCAGAACATCGAACTTCTTTCTTCTGGCTAACTCTTCCTCTAGTTTGAGTTCTTCAAGGAGTGTCTCCCTGCTTAGTTTCTCCTCCGCCATTTTGCTCTACCTCGTATCCCTTTATCTCCTCTATGTACTCCTGAGTATGTGATAGACGCTTGTTGTCTGCGTCATGGATCTCCTGGGTAAACTCCAGACGCTCCTGTCTCCTCTTCTGCAAGGCTTCCAACAACTCGGCGTCAGTTAGTTGGTCGTATGTGGCCTTGTCTGAATGCTCTATCTTTGCAGCAGTTTCCCTGGGAAGTATATCCTTTACCACATATCTCATGAAAAATCCAAGGACTTGTTTGCCCTCGTCCGTTTCAGGGTCAGCCTGTTCAGCCATTACCGCTATCTTATCAAACAATCCAACGTCACTTAACTTGTTGATAAAGTCAGACTTGATCTGGAGGGAGGTCTTGGGCTTCCCCTTCCGCTTCTTGATGTTATCCAAACGGGGACGGTCCTTACTGATTTCATACCAATGATTGAACTCAGGGTCGTTACTCACTGCCGACATGGCTACCTCGTAAGGGATCTCTGCCTTGGCAACAGCGTCCACAAAATGGAGACCCTGATCTATGGCCTTGTCAAGGGCTGCCCTACGATGCTCCCTAATCAAATAACCACCAACCTTCTCCTGTCTCTTATGTTGGGCCGTATGAATTTCTCTGTAATCTTCCCTTTTTGCCATTGACTAATCTCCTTTACCTTGTGTATAATCTGGGTTAGAAAGGGGGATCATCATGTTCGATGATACCAATGAGAGTGAAGTAATCGGGCTTCTAACCGAGATTAGGGATCTTCTAAAAAACCAACCTTCCTCTGGAGGAGGGGGAGGGTTTGGTGACAGCACTCCAACCAAGCGAATCCTAAATGACAAGGGCGAATGGGTTTGGAAACTGCCTCCAGACTCAAAGCCTTCTAAGTGCAAGTATTGTGAACAAGACATTCATTGGGTCAAGACCAAAAAGGGGAAGAACGCTCCATGTGACGACAAGGGCGTTTATCACGACTGTAGGGGTCTCTCAGAAGAAGTTCCTAAGAAATCAGAAGAAGTTCCGTTCTAACCCGTTGACTTTGCCGGAGACCCCGGATACAAGAATGGGGAGCCTCTTTGCCAGAGGGCTACCAAGTTTGGGGTCTTCGGTAGCAGGACGATGAGAACTCAGCCAACTCAGGGCGATTACTCAACCTCCTTCTTCCCCCCTCCTATGTAGCGGATTCATGATCCGCAACAACTCATTCCTTCTTTGTCTTAAGAAGAATGGGGGGAGGGGGGGTTTTGAGAGAACTCAAAGAATCTAACCAATCTAAGGCGATTGAGAAGAAAGTTCTCAAACCAAAAAAAGAAACTAATTAAAAAAAAAGGAAAGGAAC